TACCTACTCTATAAAATAATTAAAACCTATAAACATAAAAATTTATGATAATTTGGTCCAATAACTTCGCAGAAAAACTTTTCGGATTTGCTATGAGCAGAGAGCAGTTGCGAGAAACTGCTCTCTGTAGCCTCTTAGATGATCCTAATTTACAATTAGATATTGATCTAGCTATAGATTTTAATCAGTCAGTAAGAGGGGACGAGGTAGCGGCGGAGAGATTTACAAATAAGTTAGTACTCAGTAGCTCATTTCTTGATCAATCTTCCTTAGATTTCTACACTACAAGGATGGATACATATCCTATATTTGAGTATCATATCAGTAGAATACAACTCATATTTGATACATTAGAACAACTACCTAGCGGGGCTGATACTACACCCGGAACTGCAGTTACAAGCTCTAACCCTAATATAACTACAGAAGACAATGTAGCTGCTATTATTAAAGATAAACTTAAAATTCCAGCTGAGGCGCCTACAGATGATGCAGTCACAAACACATTTACAGATACTATACTAGAATACGACACATATAAAACAGCTGAGTATAGCCTCTCTTCTTTTTATAACCCAACTGTATCGTATAATAATATTACATATTCAAATTTAGGAATTATACAGGCCTATAACACTTCGTCTACAGGGAATAGTGAAGAGGATGGATTTTTAGATAAACTGCTAGATGCTTTAAAAGATTGTTTAAATTCTCCTTGTAATTTATTTGCTGAGTCATCAGAAAGTATAGCTTCAATGATAGATTTAGGTGCAGCTGGTAATAACTCTACTATACCTACTTTTGCAGAACTTAAGGGTAAGTTTAAAAATGTATTCGGTGGAATGAAAACTACATTAACTAAACGTATGCCAGACGCTGTAAGTAACATGTTTAGCGAACTAGCTGTTGTAGGTAAAGAGGCATGGTCACAATCTGTTGATATGCTTTACGAGAAAGATCCTGAGAAAAAACAAAAGATAATTGATAAAGCGCTTGGAGGAGATGCCATAGATTCAGATTCTACAAGCTATAGCTATATACCCGATTTGGATGCTTTAACGAGTGTATCAGATATGGCTTCAACTATACTATCGCAAGTAGCATCCGATCTAGGTGGCTGTTACGATAAGTATCAACAATCAGCACGATACTCACCTTACGATCCTGATCAGAACACTAGTAGAACTAATAAAGATCCTGTTGTGGATAGTGTAGATGGTCAAGCTACTGTACGTACTAGTTCCGGAATCGGTCCTATTGATTATAAAAGAGGTGTAGATGATTTAAATGTTTGTCCTACTAATAGTAATTCTAAGGTATCAGCACCTAGAGCGTCAGCAGGAAGTGCTTCTTCTGGAGGTACATCAAACCCTCTAAAATATAGCGATCAATACGAGAAAGTAATGCAATACCTAAAAGGATCTAAATTCGATCCAGCTGCTAACGGAGGAAAATATATTATACCTAAGGATGGCGCTGTATATGGAATTACTACAGGCTCAATAGAGGAATGGGCTGACTTCTTCACTAGAATGGCTGATGTAGAGTCTACTTTTGGACGTGATGATGGTCGCGGAACAGGTTCAATGGGGATGTATCAGTTAGGTACCACAGCTTGGAGCATACACGGTGACGGAGGAGATATTTTTAATAATGACGATAATACCAGAACGTTTGTTAAATATGCTGAAAATCTATACTTTGGCGGAGGCGGTACTGGTTTCGATAAGTATGGAGGCCAGGAACGTATAGGGGTAATAGATCCAAGTGTACCTAAAGGTTATAGTGGTATAGCAGCAGGGTTTGGACCTCTTCAAAATATAACTTACGACGAAGCATATGGAACAAGCAAAGCATCTCTTAATGAAAATAGAAAATTAAGAAGATAATTTAAACATCAACAATCTTATCTTCTTCTTTGCTCTTACCAATAAGCTCCTGCATTATCTCTTTACGCGATAGAAGAAAGGTGGCATTATCCTGAACGTTAATCTTTTCACGAGAATCAATGTCCATTTGCTTAACCTCTTTAACGGTTTTATTCTTCTCGATAGAGGTATATACTTTGTTAAGCGCTTCGATAGAGGAAGATGCAGCTTTTAATAATTCTGCTAACGCAGTTACATCCTTTGCTTCAGGAGCTGAAGATATATACGTCTGAACATCGTCTACAATATCTAGAGTTTTAACAATGAGCTTTCCTGAGTTTTTAATAATAAACTCTTCAAGCTTTTCTTTATCTAGCTCCTCTACAGGCTCTTTCTTTGTGAGAGCTGTAGTACCTTTAAGCTGTGTAATAATGTCATTTACAACGACATCTAAATCTTCCTCCATACGCTATATTTAGTCTTGATTTCTATATATCAATTATTATAATATTTTTATGAGTGAAGTTACATTAAAATTTAAGAAAACTAACGCTAATGCTAAGCTACCTACTAAAAACAATGAATCTGATACAGGTTTCGATGTATATTGCGTAGAAGATAAAAAGATTCCAGCAAGAGGCAGTGCGGTAGTTGATGTAGGGCTAGAATTTGCGTATATTACTCCCGGGTATTGGGTTCGTGTGGAAGGTCGTAGCGGTATGGGGTTTAAACACAGTGTTTCCCCTCATCCCGGTATTATTGATAGTGGTTATCGCGGAAATGCTGGTATTAAGCTCTATAATAACACAGATATCGAATATGAAGTATGGACAGGCGAAAGAATCGCACAGTTTGTGGTATATAAGAACTACGATGTCTCTATAGAAGAGGGAGATACTGTAGATTCCGATAGAGGTGCTAGTGGTTTTGGTTCATCTGGTAAATAATATGTTAGATTTCGCAAAAATTTGGGTAGAACGGTATAGGCCGACAAAGTTAGATGATATTATCTTATCTGAAAGGAATAAAGATATTGTTAAAGGCTTTGTGGATGAGATTCCAAACCTTTTGTTTGTAGGCACACCTGGTACAGGGAAGACAACTTTGGCAAGAATCATTGTAAATGATATTCTTAAGTGTAACTTCCTATACATTAATGCATCAGATGAGTCAGGTATCGATACTATCAGACACAAGGTAACTAATTTCTCACAAACCAAGTCTTTTGATGGTAAAGTTAAGGTGGTTATTCTCGATGAGTGTGATGGTCTCACCAGTCAAGCGCAGGCAGCTCTTCGTAATACGATGGAGTCATTTGCTAAGTATACACGATTCATTCTTACTGCTAATTACAAGCATAAGATCATTCCCGCCCTACAGTCGAGATGTCAGTTTCTTGATATCAAGCCCACACTAGAAGACGGGGTAAAGAGAATTTACAGTATCCTTAAACAAGAAGGTATTGAAATAGATGATGCACAGAAGAAGAAGTTTGTAGAACTAGTTAAAGTTAACTTTCCTGATCTTCGCAAAGCTATTAACGAGATTCAGAAGAACTGCATTAACGGCTCGCTTGCTATTACCTCAATCAACGTAGATAATGCACTGCTTAAAGCAATTTACACCTCTATAGCAGAGAAAGATGTTATTTCACTAAGAAAGCACCTCATTGAGAATGAGAATTCATTCTATGGTGATTACGATACACTTATGCGTGATTATCTCAACTACCTATATTATCAACCAGTACAAGATCTTAAAAAGAAAGAGATGATCGCTGTAATTGCTGATCATCTCTATAAAAGCGCGTTTGTTCTAGATAAAGAAATTAACTGCTTTGCTTGTTGGATTAACCTTGAAAGAGTATCTTAAGCTTTTGCTAAGTCTTTGAGATACTCGTGGGTGTACGATGTTACAGCCGGTGAAGGAGAAGCTTGAACTGATGGTAGAGTAGTGTTGTCCTTAGGAAGAGATCTTTCTGTATCCACATAAGCTCCAGTACCTCTATCTGTTTTATTAGCAGTATTTTCAATCTCTTCTAACTCTTCTGGTTTGATATTAACCTTAGATTTACGTATTGCTGCATCAGGAATTGGAGGTAAGTTAGGGTAGTTTATATCCGGTTGACCCATTTCAGGTGAGAGGTTAATATAGTGTGTATATCTACCTCCACCATTATCTAAAGCTAAGGAAAGCTCTACATCATTTGAAGATGTTTGCGGGTTACCTGGATATCTAGGCGCGCCTTTATCTCTAATACCTACTACTCTAACGTGTAATCCAGTTTCGACCATCTGATCGATCATATCTTTAACATTTTGACCTAAATTCTTGTAACAGTCAAGAGTCTTAAAATTATCGTTAAATTTAAACACATCACCAACGAGGAAACCACCGCGTTGAAATCTACTAAGGTATGCCTCTACCAGTGTTAGATACTTTTTAGCCATACTATTATTTATACCTAACATAAATAATTATATGGAATTTGACCTATTAGTAGAAGAAATTCTTCTAGAGAAATCTGCTAGATGTACAAAGACTACAAAGCAGCAGTCTTCTACTAGAAAAGGAAAAAAATACATGCGTTGTGTTAAGACAAAAACAGGGTATAAAAGAGTACACTATGGTGATTCTAATTTACGCATAAAAAAATCTAATCCAAAGCGTCGCAAATCCTTTAGAGCTAGGCATAAGTGTTCAACTGCTAAGCCCGGAACAGCTCGTTATTTTTCATGTAAGAATTGGTAAATTATGCCCTATATAAGAAAAGGTAAATGTGTATATAAAAAAGATACCGGTAAAAAGGTAGGCTGTTCTAAAAACGCAGGCAAAGCTAAAAAATATCTTAAAAAACTTTATATGGTAGAGAGCAATTTCGATAAAACCTTTAATTTAATAGTTAAACAATATGGCAATTAATTTAACAGTCACTAGACCTACAAAAGATGTAGAAAACTCAATAAAAAAGGGTTATTTATATAAAGATATAGAGCTTGATTTAAAGTATGGGTTTACTGGTAAGGAAGAATTATTTGCTTCAGATGAAAAAAAAGATTTAAAGGCTTCGTACGATCTTAACGCAATTTTAAACTCTTTAAGAAATATTTTAACTACATCACCAGGAGAAAAGATTTTAAATCCCCTATTCGGATTAGATTTAAGAGATTATTTATTTGAGTCTGTAACTGAAACTAAGGGCTATTTCCTAGCTGATGACATACTTACAGGTCTTTCTATACAAGAAGATAGAATTGAAATTAACTCTATTGATGTAGTAGTTAATCCTGACGATCAGGAATATATTATAAATATAGATATTGGCGTGCCGTCTTTAAACATACCGAGTATATCTCTTAATGGTGTATTAAATAATGATGGATATACATTTACAAGATGAACACTAAGAATTTTACAGAATATAACCTACCCTTGAACGCGTATGCGACGTTTGACGCTACAACGCTTAAAGATCTAATTATACAGAGATTAAATGAAAGTGAGGTCTTTAAGGATCAGGTGTATGAAGGATCTAACATTAACGCATTTATCGATATTGTTGCATACATGTATCATGTATTGCTATTTTATTTGAATAATACTTCATCAGAGTCTACTTTTACAACAGCTTCTTTATATGAAAATATAAATAAGCTAGTTAGTAATCTAGGCTATAAGCCTACAGGTAAGCAGACCTCTATGGCAGTACTTTCACTATCAGGAGGCACAACTATACCAGAGGGAGTGCATACTATCAAGAGGTTTTCTACTATTTTCGCTAACGGTATACCCTTTACAATTACTCAAGACTTGAGCTTTGATAAAACTCAAACAGGTATTATTGAGAAGGTATTTCCAGATAATAATTTTTTATATCAAGGATCAATAACTGAGCATCCTCAATATACTGCAACCGGCGAAGAGTTTGAAATTGTCACTATAGTTAACTCATCTTCTATAGACGATACTGAGAGTTTTATAGCTGATAATACATTTAGTGTTTTTATATATGATAATATAAATCGCACTTGGTCTGAATGGGTAGAGACTTCGTCTCTGTTTTTAGAAGATAGTACAGCTAAAAAATACGAAAAAAGATTAAACGAAAACGGTAACTACGAGTTTAAGTTTGGTAATGATGTAAATGGTGCAAAGCTTAAAGAAGGAAATATCGTTCAGTTATATTATGTAGTCTCTGATGGTAGCAGTGGAGTTATAGGTGCTAATGTTTTATTCGGTAACTTTTTTACTTTATACAACACTCCAGCGTTTAACTCCATATCTAACTTTATTTACGATTTAGATTTAAATTTCATCACTCCAGCCCTTTTAGAGAGTGTGCTTATTACCAATCCTAACGCATCCTCACCGGTAGGGGAAGCGGAAAGCGTAGAAGATATAAGAAAAAATGCTCCTAAGATATTTGCTCTTCAAAATAGACTTGTAACAAAAGAAGACTATAACGTGTTTATAGAAAAAAATTATAACGCTATAGTTAAGAGTGTAAAAGTTCTAGATAATACAGAATATACCTCGAGGTTTTTAAGGTATTTTTATTCTATTGGCTTGAATAAACCTAATGATGATACGAGAGTGTTGTTTAATCAAGTAGCGTTTTCAAACTCTACATCTTTTAACAATGTCTATGTTTTTAGTGTACCGAAAAATGGTACTATTATAAATGAAACGTTGCCAAACTATCTAAACTATTCTCAAAAACAAGTAATTATTAGATCCTGCAATGATAGAAAAGACATTACACACAATATAGTTTGTGCTGATCCTATTTATAAAGCTTTTGATATAGGTCTGAGACTACCAGGTGAAAGAGATACTATAGATTTTAGAAACCTAACTGCACTAGTGATCAAAAAGTACAGCAATACTAATTTAAGCGATTATAAAATTAAAGATAGAGTTATTAAGGTAATTTCTGATTATTTTGACGAGATTGAGCTAGGTCAAATTATTAACTTGGGAGATCTTTCCAATAAGATAAAGGCATTAGAAGGAGTAAAAGATATTGTTACAAGACGAACAGATAATAATTCAGAAGTTCCTAAAATAAGCGTTGTAGTCTGGAATCCTATATATGAAGATGATGATATTATATATACTTCGCAAAATTACACGTTAGAGGATTTTCAATATGGATTTTTTTACGAAATAAGCAAGCTTAAACAGAAAATAGTAATAGAGAATGAGTAATATTGATACAGTATTTAGCTATTTTGATGTAAGAGATTATACCAATAAAGTTACGGTTAGTAGTTACGCTCTCCCATTCACGCCGCTTACATTTATACCAAGATTGGATAAATTAGCAGATCTAGATAACGAAACTCTAACTAAAATAAATATAGGTACACTCTCACGAAAGAGACTTATATGGGACTTCGGCGATGGTAGTAACGTCGAAGAGGTATCACCAACTCACGTATTTAAAG